CTGCTGCAAATCGTGCCGCCTGCGGGCGGCTTTTTTGTACCACGTCGTACCACGTCGTACCACGCCGTACCATTCCGCCTCACGCGATCCCCTTGAGCTCCACAAGCCCCTCCGGCACGCCCCACAGCCTTGCGAGCTGGTATATAGAGCATCCTTCATTCTCACGAATAAAGCTATCGGGTAGCAGGAGCTCGACGGCAAAGGTGTTCGCCTCGCGCTCGATGCGGTCTGTGTTGAGCGCGAGCGTGTAGGCGCTGATCCAGCTCGTATTTGCGTCGGGCGTACATACGGCGTGGCCAAGTTCGTGCGCGAGGACGAAGCGGCGCAGGTGCTCAGGCGTGCGCTCGGCATCGATGAGGATGGTCTTCACACGCTTGTACTTGAGATACGTCCCATAGACGGACCCGCCCAGGTCTATGTATATGACGTTTATACCCATCGTGCGGGCAAGTCGCTCCGGATCGTTTGTGCCGTGCCTGCGGATGAGCTGTTGTACCTTCTTTCTAATATCCATGCGATTACCTCGAAAAGGCTCAGATTTCGACATACAGAAAAGGACTGAGTCAAGCGCTTGACTCAGTCCCTGTTGCCCGCGAAGGGCGTGTGTCTTGTGGCCGATTGGCCTGCTCGCTATGGAGCTTGTGTAAATATATTTTATTACACATCGTGGGGAAAGTCAACGCTTGTCAAGTTTTTGCAGAAAAAGGATTTGCCTCATCTTCTCGTCGATCTGCTGCATGGTCTTTGTGCTGAACCTTATGCCGTTGAGAGCGGAGGCATCACGTTTCAGAGAATATATGCGTAGCTTACTGATAGTGACAATCTGATTTACCAGAGCGATACTGCCGAGCTTCATCTTTTCCAATTCCTTGCTCAGCGCATTGTTGGGAGATACTTGTGATTTCTCATACATCTTTTGCCAAAGCTCGTCACCTAAAAAGACTTCGGAATATCGCAAGCGCTCGACACGTTTTTGAGATTTTACAGAGGTTAGGGGGATTACAACGAGTGTAGGGGATTTCACACTATCCGTAGATGACACGACAACCGCATAGTGTAAGCCGCCTTCCTCTGAACCAACCCTGTAACCGAGATGAACCTTGACAATATCACCGCGCTGGAAACGTTTATAAATGCGCGCCTCTCCTTCCTTACGCAAGAAGCGGACATAATCGCGTAACCAATAGGCAAGCAGGGGCGCGGTCTTTCTTTTATGTTCATCCGCCGCGGTACAGCAGTCATGGAAAAAACCTGTCAACGACTGAAGGGCTGTGCGTATCAATTCTTGTGTATCAGGCATCCATCTCACTTATCCTTCCTGTACTTTCTCGGCGTGTACTTCTTTTTCGCGGTTCGCTTGGCCTGTATCATCGCGACACGCAGGGCAGCCCTTAGAGCCTCGGTGTCCTCCTCGTCGCCGGGGGCCTTGTAGTCTGCCTGCGCTACGGAATGCAGCATATCCTCGAGGTCGCGTTCGATGTCCCTCTCGTCTCTCGCATTGAGCTCCGGCAGGCCGTCACTTTTCTGCGGCGCGGGCGGGGCGGGGGCGGATGCAGGGTTTGTGCGGCTTGAATTATCGTAGAGTATTTCCTCGCGAGAAACGCCAAAGATGGAGCATAGCTTATCTACCTTATCCATACGGGGAATTTTCTTGCCACGAACCCAATCATTTACCGTTGATGCGCTCACGCCCATATATTCTGATAATTCTTTCTGTGTCATTCTTCTTTGATGGAGTAGTCGATTCAGGTTCCCGCAAATCACGGAACGGATACTTTCCTCTTTTGACATAGGAATCACTCCTTTTCTTAGCTATAATTATACACTAAAAGCCTAAAAAAATCCGCTAAAAGTAAAAAATAAATTCGCTTTCAGTGTTGACATTCGCTTTAAGCTGATGTAAGATATAGACAGTTAGAAAAACAGCTTAAAGCGAATTGCGTTAAGGAGGTGATACGATGCCACAGATCAGTCTAAAAGCTGCTCGCGTGAATGCAAATCTCACGCAGGCAGAAGTTGCGAAACGTCTTCACAAGAACAAGCAGACCATTACCAATTGGGAGAGCGGTAAGACGAAAGTCAGCGCCGCCGACTTGCTGATTCTTTGCGATATGTACAAGATTTCGCCAAGCGCTATTCATTTACCATAATAATTCGCTTTTAGCGAATCTTAGAAAGGAGAACGAGAGCATGAGTGATTTGGTAAGAATCAACAGCAACCAGGTGGCCACTCAAATTTTCAACAACCCGGAGTTCGGGGAGCTGAGAACCATCGAAGAAGGTGACAAGATTTATTTCGTTGCAACGGATGCGGCGAGGATGCTCGGATACGCAAAGCCAAGCAACGCTGTTTCGGCTCATTGCAAGGGTGCCCTGAAACGGGGCATCCCTACAAGCGGAGGAGTTCAGCAGATGAACGTCATCCCGGAAGGCGATTTGTACCGCCTGATTGTCAATTCCGAGCTTCCTTCGGCGGAGAAGTTCGAGAGCTGGGTGTTTGATGAAGTCCTGCCAGCAATCCGCAAGACGGGCGGCTACCACGTCCCGCAGTCGCCGGAAGAGCAGATGGCGCAGGGGCTTCTCGCCGCACAGAAGCTGCTCGCAGAGAAAGATAAGCGCATCGAGGAGATGCGCCCCAAGGAAATCTTTGCAGACGCGGTGAGCGTCAGCAAAACGGATATCCTCATCGGCGACCTCGCGAAGCTCATCAAGCAGAACGGGCACGATATCGGGCAGAAACGCCTCTTCGCATGGCTGCGCGAGAAGGGGTATCTCATCAAGCGCAAGGGGCTTGACTGGAATATGCCGACGCAGCGGGCGATGGAGATGAAGCTGTTCCGCGTGAAGGAGACGGTCGTCACTCACGCCGACGGTCACACGACCGTCAACAAAACTCCGAAGGTCACGGGCAAGGGGCAGATTTATTTCGTCAACAAGTTCCTGCGCGACAAAGCGGCAACGGTGGTGTAACAAGCCTCCGCCCTGCCGGTCACTCGGCGCACTAGAAAAGACGGGAAAACGTCTGAAGAACTCGATTCCCCGTCTCATCCCATATTTGTTTACCCACAAACCCATGCAGCATGAATCTACGTTTTTAACGCGCAACTACCGCGATCATCATGCGGCCGTCTTCAGCCGGCCTTCTTGTGGTAAGTCTCTCTTTGGCGCTTATGGTTGCGCCGCAGTTTACGCCGTCCGCTTTAACTTTTCGTGGGAGCAGGCGATTTCAAAAAGTTGGCCAATGTGACCACACTCCTTTCAATCATCCGCGAGGATGGCGTAAGTCAAGTGTACTACAGGAAGGCCGAGTAATCAAATATATTTACCTAGCGCGTCGAGTGATCGGCAGGGAGGTGATGAAGTTGATGAAGTTCTCAGAGTTCATGCGGGCAGCTCGCGGCGATATGAGCCTGTACGAGCTGGCAAAGCGAACGGGCATCACGGCGCAGCAGCTCGCGAACTACGAGCGAGGCCGAAGCAAGGCGACGGTCGACAAGGCAGCGGCGATTTGCCGGGCGCTGAACGTGACGTTCACGATCGGCGCGTGAGAGGAGGAATCAAAAATGGATGTACTGAAAATCACGCCGGACATGGCAGCAGCCATCATCGGAAAACACAGTCAGTTTATCCGTATCGGATTGCAGCGCGGGCTACTGACGTATCACGGTGAGCCCATCGGTACGGCAATCCGCAAGACGCCGAAGAGCAAGTACAACTACTACATCAACCCGAAGCTCTTCGCGCTCTACGCAGGGCTGACAATGGACGAACTGCGCCGGGCGGTGGCTGAGATGAAAGGGGAGGCGGCATAATGACGTTGACGGAGAGAAAGCTGAGGAAGAATCAGCAGGATGACCGGCGGTTCCGGCGGTTCGCGCGGGAGCTGATCGAGGAAGTATTATGCTTCCTCGGGGCGCTCGCATGGATGGGGTTCCTGCTGTATCTGTTCTTCGAGGCGGTGTTCGAGAAATGAGGAATATCGCGGCGCTCGTGAGGGCACAGCGGAATGAGGAACGGTTCCAGCGACGCGTAAGAGAGCGGAAGCAGACGCGTATCCGCCTCGCGTGCGATGGAGATCGTCCGGTTGGCAGCAACCGGTACGAGCTTTGGGAGTTCGTCGTGTGGGGGAGGAAGATGTATGGAGAGGATTAAAAAATACGGCCTGCCGCTCCTTACGAGCTACGGTTGGGGGATCGTCGGGCGCGTGCTCATCGGCATCGGGCTCGTCGGCCTGGCGGCGATCCAGCTGGGGGCGGCGAAACCATGACGCAAGAGCGGCAAAAAAATAGGCCGCGCACGAGGCGCGGCTGAGAGAAAATAATCTGTCATCTGCATTATAGCAGGATTGGGAGGTAAGCGCAATGGCAAGGAGATACGCGATAGACCTGACGATGCTCCGCGAGGTGCGCGCATGTGTCACGGCAGACTCGGAGGAGGAAGCCATTGAAAAGGCGGAAGATGCGGCGCGCGAGGGGCTGGCCGTCGAGATGTATGACTATGAGCCGGATGTCGAGAGCGTCGAGTGCGATGAGGAGGATGAATATGGCGAGCTTGTATGAGATCGACCATTCCATTGTGGAATGTGTTGACATGGAAACGGGTGAAATCATCGACCCGGGGAAGCTGGAATCGCTCCAGATGGAGCGGCGGGAGAAGGTGCGGAACATCGCGTGCTGGATCAAGAATCTCCGGAGCGACGCTGCCGCGTATGACGAGGAGGAGAAGTCCTTCTGCAAGCGCAAGCAGGCGGCGCTCAAGAAAGCGGCAAGCCTTGAAGCGTATCTCGCGGACGCGCTTCACGGCGAGAAGATGAAGGACAAGGAGTTCTCCATCAGCTATCGCAGAAGCGATTCCGTAGAGGTCGCACCGGAGGCAGTCGCGAAACTGCCGGACGAGTTCAAAGTATTCTCCCCGCCACGGGCGAATAAGAAGGCGCTCAAGGAGGCCATCAAGAACGGCGCCGTATTCGAGGGCGTCCAGGTGGTCGAGAAGAACAACATTCAAATCAAGTAGGAGGTTTTTATCATGGAGAGCATGGATAAGACGATCGATACGATCATGGACAAGAAGAAGGGCTACGACTACGACGGCGACGATTTCGCCGCGCCGACAGAACTCACGGTGACGATCACGCTGCACGAGTACAGGAACCTCGTCGAAAGAGTTACTTCCTATCGTGAGGACAACGCTACTCTCCGCGAGAAGTGCAAAGGTTTCGAAGCAGAGTGCGCGCATATCAAAGAGGAGCTTGCCAAGCTCAAAATCAAAAAGGTCGCCGGGGGCGACGCTGCCGACATCGACGCTATCGTGGTTGCTGTGCTGAAGGCTATGAACGAGAAGAAAGGGTGACATGCTATGGCTATGGGAATTCTCGTTATCGGCGAAAGCGGCAGCGGAAAAACGACTTCCTGCCGGACGCTCGACCCGAAGACGACATACTACATCGACGCAGACCGCAAGGGGCTGTGCTGGAAAGGCTGGAAGAAGCAGTACAACGAAGCCAACGGGAACTATCTCGCAGGCTCGAAGCCGGACGAGGTTTACGACCGTGTGAAGCTCATCAACGACAAAGACGCACGCATCAAGACCATCGTCATTGATACCCTCAACGGCATCATGGTCGATCAGGAGTTCCGCCGGATGCACGAAAAGAACTACGACAAGTGGGCAGACCTCGCCTGGTCGATCTACAAGCTCATCGGCGTTATCGGCAACATGCGGGACGATCTCAATATCGTCTGCATGGCGCACGCACAGACAGACCACGACGAGAACGGCTTCCTCTTCACACGCATGAAGACGAGCGGGCGGAAGCTGGATAAGATCGTGCCGGAATCGAAGTTCACGACGGTGCTGCTCGCAAAGGCGAGCGACGGACGGTATGTGTTCGAGACGCACGCCAACCACTCGACGGCAAAGAGCCCGCTCGGGGCGTTCCCGGAGGTGGAGATTCCGAACGACATGAAGGCGGTTATCGATACGCTTCGGAAATACGAAGAGGATTGACATATTTTCACGCCCCGGAAGGGTAGGATTTACAGGAGGAATTCATCATGCAGAAACCGGCAAACTGGGATGCAGTAGAAGCTATTTGCGGCGGAGGAAAGCGCCTCACGCCGGGCGGCCATGTGTGCAAGATCGTGTCAGCGGCGGAGCAGACGAGCCGCACAGGGAAACAGATGCTCGTCCTCGCATTCGACATCGACGGCGGCGAGTTCGACGGCTATTTCATGAATCTCTATAACCGCAACGTCCAGGCGCAGCACAGCGATGCGAAGTGGCCGAACAGCGGGGTCTACCGCCAGCTCACGGAGGGCGATTCCGCAGGGTACTTCAAGGGGATGCTCGTGAACATCGAGAAGTCGAACCCCGGTTACAAGTGGGACTGGAATGAGCAGTCCCTCAAGGGCAAGCGGTTCGGCGGCGTGTTCCGCGAGGAGGAATACCAGGCGAACGACGGCAGCATCAAGACGCGCATCGCCTGCATCGCTGTCCGCGAGGTGGAAGGTATCGAGGACATCATCGCGCCTGGGACGAAGAAGCTGGCACAGAGCGGCGCGCCAGCGGGCTACATCCCCGACGAGCAGATTCCATTCTGATTGATCGCCGCCGGAAGGATTGCAAAGGAAGTAGACGGGGGATTCCTCGTCTTCGTCCCTTGCGTCAACCATCGCGAGCAAGTCCGGAACTCAGACAGCCGCGTTTATGTCGAGTTCCGTGATCCTCGCAAAATCAGCCGGGAGCAGCAAAAGAAGGCCTACGCGCTCATCGGGGAGATCGCCAGGTGGTGGGGCTACATGCCGCAGGAAGCGGCGAAGGAGCTCACTAAGGTGATGTTCCTCACAGGCGGCGCACCCGCCATGCTTGCCGATACGTTCAGCCTGGCGGATTGCACGGTAGAAGAGGCACGGAAATATATCACGTGGCTCATCGATTTCTGCCTCATCTACGACGTGCCGATGCAGGACAAGCCGCTTTACGAACTCGTGGAAGACATTCCGCGTTACGTTTATGCGTGCTTGCTGAATAAGCGCTGCGCCGTCTGCGGCAAGAAATCGGAGCTCCACCATGTAGACCACGTAGGCATGGGACGTGATCGGCGGGAGATGTGCCACATCGGCATGAGGTGCCTGCCGCTCTGCCGACACCACCACAATGAGATCCACACCATCGGCGCGGAAACGTTCCTGAAGCGGTATATCCTCGAGCCGGTGGAGATTGATAGAAGGATTGCTGAGAAATATAGATTGAAAGCGAGGTGAACGGTATGAAGAACTTGATTAATCTGTGGACGCGTTTCATGCGTTTTGCTTTCAACAACCAGATGACACCTTCGAGCATACTCGTATATCAATGTCTTCTCTACATTGATAACGAGCTTATGTATAAAGAGTGGTTCGGTTGCTCGAATAGCCGTTTGCAAATGCTGACAGGTTACGGGAATCGTACCGTCATTGATGCGAAAAATAAGTTGAAGCAATCTGGATGGATTGACTTCAAAGCTGCGGGGAAAAGAACAACCCTCTATAAATTGTGTGAGCCGCCTTGTGTAGCGACCCATATCCCAAAAACACAAGATACTACACAAGATACTACACAAGATACTACACAAGATACTACACAAGATACTACACAATTAAATAGACAATACAAGACAAGACCAGACCTTCCTGAGGAGGCCGCGCGCGTCTGCGAGGATGTGCCGGTCATTCCCCCTAGGGTGAAGCAGGCCTTCGAGCAGACGTTCCGTCCGGTACTGCCGCAGGATCTCGACCGCCTCTCAGCAATGGTGAGAGATTACGGGGAGCTCAGTATGGTCTCGGCGATCCGCGCTGCGAAGGAGCGGGGAGGACAACCGCCGGTGCGAGAGCCGCTCTCATGGCTCGGCAAGGTCCTCCGAACGCGCCTCTCACAGACGCAGACGCAGGCGGAGCGCGAGGAGGAGTATCAGCCGCCGGAATGCCGCGCGCCAAATCCCTTTATCGGCATGAGCCGTGAAGAGTACCTGGACAAGTGCCGCAAGTTGTACGGCAAGGAGGCTTTCGAGAGGATGATGAGGAATGGCCAGATCTAGGGCGGACTACGCCGACCTCGCGAACATCGAGGCGGAGGCCTCTGTACTGGGGGCGGTCTACTGCCGCCCGGAGCTCATCTACGAAGTCGCGGATGAGCTGAAGCCGGAGGCGTTCTATCGCGAGGCCCATCGCCTGCTCTACACGGTGATGCTCAAGCTTGCGCAGGATCACAAGTCTGTTGACATCGTGAGCACGACGGAGGAGCTGCGAGATGAAGGCCTGCTGAACCGTGTCGGCGGCATCCAGTTTGTCACGCACGTTGCAAATTCTGAGCCGACCTCCGCGTACTGGAAGCAGCATGCGGAGATAGTCAAAGCCTACGCCAGGCGGCGAGCGCTCTGTGACGTTGCCGACGCAATCAAGGGTGCGGCCTGCGACCTCGGCGAGGACGTCGACATGGCGGACATTCAGTCCCGTGTCGCTTCCGTCGCCATGAACGACGGCAAGCGCGACGCACAGAGGACAATGCTTGAAGAACTCATGGATTACACCGCCTGGGAAGAAAAACAGGCGGCGAATGGCGGCTCTGGCATCCTGTCTGGCTTCACACAGCTTGACATCGTGACGCACGGCTGGCAACCGGGAGAGCTCATCATCCTCGCGGCGCGTCCGTCTGTCGGCAAGTCGGCTCTTGCGCTCGCGATGGCGCTGCACATGACGCTCGATGCACGGAAACAGGTCGCCTACTTTTCGCTCGAAATGAGCAGACAGCGGCTCATCTCCCGCGCATTGGCCAACATGACAGGCATCAGCGCGAACATCGTCGGTCATCCGGCGGAGCGCCAGCAAAGCGACTGGGATGCCATCACGGCGCAGAAAGACCGGCTCGCGAAAGCGACGCTGCACCTCTACACGGAGAACATCGACACGCCGCTCAAGATCTACAGCAAAGCGCGGCAGGCGCAGGGGAAATTCGGGCTCGACCTCATCATCATCGACCACATGCATCTCATGACGAGCGGGCGGAAAGGCGACGGCGCGAATCGTACGCAGGAGATGAGCTACATCTCGCGCCAGCTCAAACTCATGGCTATGGAGCTCGATGTCCCGGTTATTTCGCTCGCGCAGCTGAACCGCGGCACCGAAGGGCGTGACGACAAGCGCCCGCGGCTCTCCGACCTGCGTGATTCTGGCAGCATCGAGCAGGACGCGGACATCGTCATGCTCATGTATCGCGAGAACTACTATCAGCGGCAGCAGACAGACGAAGATATCGTGGAAGTCAACGTCGCGAAACACAGGAATGGCCCGCTCGCCAATATCGCGATGAAATTCCACAAGGAGACATCGAGCTTTGAGAAAATCCCGTTTGATGGGCAGTATGTGCCGACTTCGTCGGTGCCGGTGTGAAAGGAGCAGACAGACATGGAATCCCTGGAGAGAGAATACAAATCCGTGCTCACACATCTGTGCATGGCTTATCGGGATGAGGCGTGAATCAGGTACCGGGTTGATACTGGGGAGGAATGAACATGGAAACAGATGAGTATGAGAGAGCGCGGAGCCTGATATGTCAGGCGTTCGACGTTGATTATTGCGAGTACTGTCCGCTTTATGGTGTGGACAACTGCTACGAGCAGACCGCCGAATCAGAAAAGATCCTGCTTGCGTTTTTTGGAGAGGAATGCAGCAGAAGCGGTTCTAGCGCGAAGTCAGCAAAACCGTATCCGCAGGATACCGAGGAGGACGAATATCGCTACATCGACGCCAGCTGGCTGGAGGCTGTCGCACGCGGCCTCACGGCAGGCGCCAAGAAGCACCCGGGCGAGACATGGCGGCAGATCCCGCCTGAGGAGCACGCCGCCCGCGCCATGCGCCATCTGAATCTCTACCGCGCCGGTGACCGCAAAGACACGCATCTCATCAACGCCGCCATGCGCTGTATGATGGCCTATGCGACGGAGAAAGCAAGAGGGGAGGGACAGGCATGACCGACGCGACGTTTGCCCAGGCGGCGCCAGCTGCAGCCTGGATCGCGCTTACCGTGTTCCTGGTAGCGGTGAGTGTCGGCCTGATCATGACCATCTGCATCATCGCAAAGGTGTGGAAGGAGATCACGCGACAAATCGACCAGGACGAAGCCGAGGCGAAGAGAGTACACGAGGAAAGGAGAAATCTGAAATGGTGATTGAAGCAACCTGCATGGACTGCGGCCAGACTTTTCGCTACAACCGCATCCGCAGGTCAAAAGAGCCGATGAAGCGTTGCCCGAAGTGCGCGCGGAAGTACTACGCCAGCAAGTACCTCGCGAAGCATCGAGTGGATATGCTTGTCAAGGCACTGCGAAAGGTGCAGGCATACTGCGCCGAGCATCCGCGCGGATGCCGCGGGTGCGCACTTTTGAATTTATGGGGAGGGTGCAAACTCGGATCGTGCCCCGCCGATTGGGACCTCGACGATGTTGGTGATTTCTCCGAAGGCACCAGCGGAAAGGGAGGTAGTAAACCATGACCACGAGCATCTATGCCGCTTACCGCGGCGACTGTTATGTCGGGGAGGGGACGCTCTCCGAGCTGGCCGAGCTACTCGGAGTTAAGCGTAAGACCCTCCTATGGTACCGCTGTCCGTCAGCTAGGAAGCGCGTCGAGGAGAACGAGAAGAATCACAAAATCCGGAGCAAGGGCGGGATCCACCTTGTCCTGATTGAAGAGCATTAAGGAGTAACGGCGATGAAAGAGAATTTGGACAAGCTCGTACAGAAGTACCTCCAGATGAAGCCGCTCAGTGACAATGACGCCATCGCCGCAAGGCGCGAATACGCACGGCGGGAGCTGGAGCACTGGCAAGACATGTTCGCGCATGGATGCAGCGACCCCGCGTGGCCGGATGGCTGTAACCTCAATCTCACGCGGAACCACATCCTTGCCGCTTTGCGCAGTTTGCGGGATCTCGGCGAAGACACTTCCAGAGAGTACGTCCCGCCGGAAGTTGCAAGCGGCCTTATGATTCCGGCCGGGAAGTGGTTCAAAGCGCGGTTCGACCGCTTCAAGCAGGAGGGCCAGCGCTTACAGATTGCCGGTGCGGAAATTTCTTTGTTTTAGGGGGCGGCGAAATGTCTAGACAGAGAAGGGCGGTCGCCGTCATCGACATCGAGAGCGGTCGCGTCGTCAAGCGGTATGAAACGCTAGGAGGCGCGAAGAAGGCAGAGCACTGCACGGATGAGACGATCCGCGACTACTGCGACCGCAAGAAAGACGAGACGGGGCTTTACCGCACGTTCCGCTGGGCGGAGGAGGTAGACCGGTAATGAGCTACTGCGACATCTGCAAGACGCGCGAGCACGTCATGAAGTTCCGGCGTAAAGATGGCAAGGAGTATCATCTGTGTCGCGACTGCGCGCCGATGCTCGCCGATCTCATGCGCGGCGCGTGCGCCATTTGCCGCCACGCGCACAAAGGCGATACGCTCTACTGTATGCTCGGCAAGAATCTGCAAGTGAGGAAGCCGGACGAGAGATGCGGGAGGTTTTATCCGGTACCCGTCAGGAGATGGCTTGAGTAAAACGCCGTGAGACGCGCTGACGTCGGCGGCAAGGGGCGTCCAATGCACCGCGCATATAAGTTTATGCATGGCACAAAACGGACGCGCAGAAACGATGGTAGGAGGCTAGAGAAATGTCATGGGCAAGAAAGAGGAAACGGTCTGAGAATATCGACTGGCTGATGCGGCAGACACCGGCACAGAGTGCAAGATACCTCCGGCGGGAGGACGTCTACTACGAAGCACAGCAGGCGGCGAAGGTAAACGCGGCGGCACACAATACGTATGAGAAACTGCGAAAGGAGATCGAGAAGCCAGCCGATGCTTATATCCGCGGCGTTGGGGATACGGTCTGCGCGTTTATCGGTTTTCTCCGCGACGGTAAGATTGGCGCGCCGTTCGGCAGGAAGCGGCTGGAGAAATTCATCCACGAGTTCAACGCTTATATGGACGGGCTGCAAGAGGGCAAAGTGAGCGGCGATAACATCGCCGTGGCGCTCAAAGACGAAATCGGCCTGGACGTCTACGCAGAGTTTGCGAAAGCGGACAAAGAGACGCAGGAGGCGAAGAAGTGCAGGAATACAGCATCATGATCCCGGGCGACGCCGTGCCGCAAGGCCGTCCGCGCGTCGTGCGGGTTGGCGGGCGTACCATCGCCTATGATCCGCCGAAGAGCAAAGCGTACAAGGCGCGCGTCCGGCAGTACGCCGCAAGGAACGCGCCAAAGGAGCCTCTGGAGGGAGCGGTCACGCTCGGGGTGCAAATATTCCGGAGCGTGCCGAAGTCCTGGAGCAAGAAGAAGCGCGCGGCGGCAATCGCCGGGGTGATACAACCGACGACGAAGCCGGACGTCTCGAACATCGTCAAGGGCATCGAGGATGCACTCAATGGCATCTGGTACAAAGATGATTCGCAGATCGTCCATGAGTACAGCATGAAGCAGTACGCGAGAGAGCCGGGCGTGGTCGTGAAGATGTGGGGAGGTAACGAGGATGAGACTATCGACTAGAGATTACATCACTAAAAGACTTTCAGAAAGCGAGCGCTATGCGCAGCTCGCCGAAGAATGCAACGAGCTCGGGAAAGCGGCGCTCAAAATCCGCCGTATCATCACGCCAGGCGCAAGTCCGACGCTCATGACGATTGAAGCAGCGCTCGACAATCTGCACGAAGAGTTTGCCGATGTGCTGGTATGTTGCGATGTGCTGCCCCTCGACTGGGCGAAGATTCACAACATTGAACGGAAGAAATCCGAGCGCTGGGTAAAACGGCTGATGGAGCGCAAGGAGAGGGGAGATGAGAAAAGTGGTTCAGTTCAGCGAGAATCAGAGAGTTTGCAGTAGACCGGGCAGTGAAAGATACCGCGTGCCGATCGGCGACAAGTACGAAGTGAGCATCATCTCGACGGCGTATTCCTACGGCGGAAACCTTGGATTGTACGAAATCGCGCTGATGAAAGACGGCAAGCTCGTCAAGCTGAGAGGGAAGGTCGAAGGCTTTCAGGATGATGACGTGCTCGGCTACCTGACGGAAGACGATGTGCGGAAATACATCGAAATTCTCAGAGAGTTTGTCGGGACGGGGAGGCAGCCTAAATGAGCAAATGGTATATCGACAAAATCAAAGCAGCCGCGCCGGAATTGCTTGACGGTGATACGGCGGACATCATGGACTGGATTGACAATGCGTTTGCGATGTATGCGGAGGACGAGGACATTGTGATGAAGATGGATGATGTCATCGATGAGCAGGAAGATTATTACGGTGTAGAGCTTGACTACATGAGCCGAAATCAGCTGCTGACAGTCGTTGCGAAGCTGATTGATGTAACGGAGGGAGAATGATGGAAACTTGCGATAGAAACGGCAACTGCATCGACGATATGCCGACGCGCGCACAAGAAGAACTTGCGGACATTGAACATCGCGAAGAAAAAGCCGTCAATCATCCTGACTACTACAAACACGGCGGAATCGAGGCTATCGACGCTATCGAAGCGTGGGGACTTGGCTTTAATCTTGGCAACGTAGTCAAGTACATCGCCCGCGCCGGACACAAGACCGCCGACAGCTTGCAAGACCTCCAAAAAGCGGCTTGGTATCTTGACCGGGAAATCAAGAGGATTAACAGCAAAGCGCCGGATATGGTAAAATAGACATAGCAAATCAAAGGAGGGGACGTCATGCGGGATGGGCACAATGACTATCTGATACTCACGAGGGAATACCTCAAGGGCTACAAACGGCTCACGGAGATGCGCAAGGGCTGGATCGCAGAGATGGGCGACGCCGAGCGCGAGCTTGCGTCCGTGCCGGTCGCTATCTCAAGGTACGGCGATGAGCCTGGCGGTGGCTCAGGTGATTCCTCACCGACGGAACGGCTGGCAGCACGGCGCATGGCGCTCCGGGAGCGGTGCGGGGTGCGAGAGAAAGATGTCGCGGAGATCGCGCGGCTCGACGCGCTCCTACGCCGTGCGTTCGCGGCGCTTGGTGATGAGGACGCGCGTATCCTCAAGTCGCACTACATCAACGGCGCGACCTGGTACGACATCGGCGACGAGCTCGGATACTCGTATCAGGGCATCCGTAAAAAAGGCAGCCGCGCTCTCCGCGCCCTCGCACAGTACATCTTCGGCCTCAAAGCTTCCCGCCCGCAGCAGATCGTCCTCATCGCCTAGCCTGTGGATAACTCAAGGCGCGGCGCGTGTCACAAAGAGTATCAATTTGCACGCGCCGGATGTGCTATGATAGTAGCGTAAGGTTTCCGGGAAATCCCGGAACGACCGCAACACAAGCGCATTTGAAAGCCTCCGATGCATACACACACGAAGCCCCGACGCGAAACAGTGCCGGGGCTTTCGTGTAGGCGGAATTGGAGGAGGGGGAGGCGAGAGGGTGACGGCAGTACATTGCGACAACGAGAGATGCAAATACAACGAGGATCAGCTATGCACGCGCGCGGACATGTACTGCGTCGGGCGGCGCTGCCGGAGTGAGCGGCACATGACCTACATCGACCTCATGCGCGGCCGCGAGCCATACCATCACCGGAAACGTGATTCGTAGTGCGTATGGAGGACATTTCCCCGGAGGGTATCAAAAATCCTCGGGAAAATACTTTGATATGTACGCCATGTAAAGACAAAGGAGTAAATGCTATGATGATTTCGATTGCTGGCGGACTTGTATTTATTGGAGTCGTGGCGTTTGTATATCTCGAAGTTCAAGAAAAAGCACGTTTTGCCGCAATAGCCTCTTTCCTAGTATGCGCCGTATTGGGGGCAGGAGTCCTCTTCGGCTATCCGAATTACTGCGTATGGGAACAGGGAAAGCAGGGCGAGGCGGCACTGGCAAAAGCAACGCAAGACAGACAGATTAAAGTGCAGGAAGCTGAAGCAGAAATGGAGGCCGCGAGCAAGCAGGCTGAGGCAAATAAACTGTTGGGCGAGAGCATCCGCGCGTATCCTGAGGCGATGGAACAGAAATGGGTGGAGGCAATCGCCAACACACAGAATCAGGTCATCTACCTGCCGACAGAAGCATCCGTCCCGATTACGGAGTCCGGACGGATGGCGCTGAAAAAGCAGCAGGAAGCGTCCGGGAAGGACAAATAAATATAGCCTCCTTTCATCTTGAAAAATAGTTGACAAAATCGAGATTACATGCTATACTATATTCAAGAAATGAGGAAAGGAGGAAGCAGATGTGAGCTGTCAATCAGTGCTAGATGCACCAGAAAAGGTTGCCGTCATTCTTGCCAGCATCGCGACCATCGCAAAAGTCCTGCATGACTGGAAGAAGTAAGCAACCTTGATAAGGAAAGGGAGGGGCGGGAGCCCTTCCTGAAATTCCTTGTCTTGATTATATCACATCTGAAATGCTATGAAGAAGATTTCTTATCTCATCCTGTTTTGCACGGCGGCTTCCCTTGCGATCCTGTCTCATACAGACTGGGGAAATGCAAGCGTCCTTGATTACGCTGTCCTTGGCACTCTAGCGCTCATGTGGGCAGTGTGGCTCTATGGGAGGTTTCGTCGTGAGTAAAACACAGGAGAGGCATCCGAACTGGGGAGGAGCGCGAGAGGGAGCGGGGCGGCCGCTCACATCGCCAGAGGGCGTGCCGAGAAAGCAACATCAGCTACGCGCGTCTGAAAGTGAATGGGAACTGATCCGCGCATTCGCGTCCATCGTCAAGAAGGATAGAGAACGCGCAGAACGTATGATGAAAACAGAATAACGGAAAGGCCACTGCGCAGGCGGTGGCCTTTTCTTGTGGGGTAGATTTTCTAGAGGATATTCCAGGGGTGCAGAAAAAAGAGGTGGCAGAATGGCTAGGGCATTTGCGAAGGCGTTCTATAATTCGCAGGAATGGATAAGACTTGCGAGAGCTTATAGAGAGAAGCACTTCTTTACCTGCGAGCGTTGTGGGGCGGCGAATGCGAGAGAGGTGCATCATAAGATACATCTCACGCCGGAGAATATCGACAACCCCGCCATCACGCTCAACGAGAAGAATCTAGAGCTACTCTGCCACGAATGCCACTACGAGGAACATCACAAGGAGAGCGGGCGGCAGTACGTGTACGATGAGCAGGGAAGAATCGTAGACGTGCAGGCACCAGGCGAGCGAAAGAGAACGAAAGCGTGAGAGAGGGGCGGGGGCGATGAGGCGAGACGCAAGGGAGAAGGGCGCAGGGCGTGTAAATACTTGGAGATACACCCCCCTGGGGTATAATTTTTTCTCTGTAGCACAGACCTGAGTCCCCCCTCTTTCGCGAGAAATTTCTAGTTTTGCAGCACGGGTAGCACGAACAAAGTGAAGAAAATGCACATTCATAGTGGATATGATAAGGAAAGGCGGTGAGATGGATGACAAAGAAGGAGAAAGGGCGGCGCGATGCGATTGAGCGGTACAAGAAGGAACTGCTGCCGCTCGCGGAGGATGTGGAGGACGAGCAGAGGAAGGCGCTGCTGCTCAATCTCATCGATAAGGTCGCCTACCAGACGGCAATGCTCGACGAGATACAAGAGGATACCATCGTCCACGGCGTCACGGTCAAGTATAACAACGGCGGAGGTCAAAGCGGCGTGCGGATCTCGCCGTCCGTCCAGGTCTATACGCAGTACGCGAAGCTCCTGCACGCCTATCTCCGGCAGTTCCGCGACTATCTGCCGGAGGCAGCAGATGGAGAGGATGCGCTTAAGAGCTTTATCGAGGCGCATGATTCTGCATGAACACCATCGAGGCATACCAGGAGGCCATCGAGAGCGGCCGTATCCCCGCGAGCAAGCGCCTGCGGGCGGTCTACGGCCATCTCGTGCGGAATATGAAGCACCCGGACGGGCGGTATATCTATCGTCCCGAGCGGGCGCGGAGGGCGGTTGATTTCATTGAGACGTTCTGCACGATTCCGAAAATGCCGGGAAGCCCGTCATTTCGATTAGAACTTTGGCAAAAGGCACTTGTCGAAGCCGTTTTCGGCTTTGTAGACAAGGAAACAGGCTATCGCCAGTATCGCGAGCTCTTTCTCTTCGTTGGGCGCAAGAACGCGAAATCAGTGCTCGGCGCGGCCATCGCGCTCTATCTGCTCACGGCGGACGGCGAGGACGGTCCTGAGCTCTACACGGCGGCTACAGACCGCCATCAGAGTAAGATTGTCTGGGACTACGCGCGCATGATGGTGGCGCACAATGCGACGCTTAAGAAATACCTGCGCCCGAAGGTCAATCTCATCGAGAACCGGATGAATTTCGGCAAGTTCGAGCCGCTTTCCAAGCTCAGCGGTAATCTCGACGGTCTCAATGTCTCCGGGCTTTTCATCGACGAGTTGCATGCCATCCAAGACAGGAATATGTATGATGTCCTCGTCGGCGGCACTTACGCGCGCAGGCAGCCACTCACCGTCGTCATGTCGACGGGCGGCTTCGTGAAGCAGGATAGTATCTTCGACACGAAGTATCAAGAGTACTGCAACATCATCAAGGGCTACAAGGACGGGAGCTACATCGACGAGACGACGCTGCCGATCCTCTACGAGCTCGACAGCAAAGCCGAGATCGCGGACGAGAAGAATTGGTACAAAGCGAATCCGAACCTCGGCGTATCGAAGAGCCTTGACCAGCTCAGAAGCGCGTATAATCGTGCGACGCTTGACGAAAAGACGATGCGCGACATGCTCGTGAAGCAGTTCAATTTCCGCGAGAACGCGAAGGAGAGTTTCTTCGAGCTCGATGACGTGCGGAACACGGACACGTTCGATCTCAAAGACTTCTCTGGCCAGTACTTCTTCGGCGGCGTTGACCTCTCCGAGACGACGGACCTCACCTGTGCGACGGCGCTCTTCGCGGTTGGCGGCGTCCTCTACATCAAGCAGATGTATTGGATCCCGCAGGACACGCTCGAGGAACACATCGAGCGCGACAAGGTGCCGTATGACAAGTGGATAGCGGGCGGCTATCTGCGGACGTGTCCTGGCAACATCATCGATCAGCATGTTGTCGTCGAGTGGTTCACGGAGCTACAGGCGGAATACGGCGTCTACGCCTACAAGATAGGCTATGATGCATACAACGCGCAGTATCTCACCAAGGAACTGGAAGCGACGTTCGGGCAGGCGCTCTGCGAGAAAGTCAACCAGTCTTTCAAGGGGCTCTCGTCGCAGATGTATGAGAGCCGGGCGTATTTCAAGCGCCGCCGCATAAATTACGACTACAACCCCGTGTTCCTATGGTGCCTCATGAATACGGAGGCCGTCACGGACACACAGGGCAATGTCAAGCCGTATAAGAACAGAAATACAAGAAAACGCATCGATGGATATTCATCCTTCCTCGATGCGTTTTGTGTTTGGCTGAATTACAAAGACGACATTTGAGGAGGTGATGGAATGGAATTTCGCTCATTGATCCAGAAGATTTTCGGCAACAGTGGCAGCGAGCCGGACGCGCCGAACTCTGTGAGAATGGAACTCGTCAACGACTGGAAGAATGTATTCTTCCGCTCGGGGCTGCATACAAACGACATCCTCGTAAAGACGTGCGTCGATGTCATCGCGAAACACGCGGCGAAACTCAAGCCGACGCATATCGTGCTCGATGGCGGGAAGAAGGTGCCAGCGGAGGACAGCGCGCTCTCGCATCTCCTGACGCTGGAGCCGAATCCTTACATGACCGCCTACGATATGCTCTACCGTGTCACGGCTTCGACGCTCCAGAGCGGCAACGGCTACATCAAGATCAAGCGCGACGCGCGCGGCAGGGCGATCGAGCTTTGGCCGCTTGATTACATGTCGACAGACATTCGTGAGGTGGCGGGCGAGCTTTACGTGAAGTTCGTTTTTCTAAACGGCAAGCGCGAGACGGTACCCTATGCTGATCTCATTCATATCAGGAATTTCTTTCAGAAGGGCGATATCGTTTCTGACGTGGATTCTAATTTGGAGGCAGTACTTTCCCTGCTCGAGACGTTGCAGCAGTCTTTTGAAAACGCCGCTGTGAACTCGGGGAAGATCAAGGGCGTCGCGCAAATCGCGGGGCAGATTGGCTCCGACCAGTGGAAACAAAAGTCGAAGCTGCTCATGGAGCAGATCAAGGACAAGGACACGGGCGGCATCGTGACGACGGACGGGACGATTTCCTTCACGCCGAACAACACGGAGCCCGTGGCGGCGGATCACTCGCAGCTCGATTACCTGCGGGAGAATGTATATCGCTACTTTGGCATCTCGAAAGCGATTGTCGCGAACAACTACACGGAGGCGCAATGGCAGGCGTTCTTCGAGAGTACAATCGAGCCGCTTGCCATCCGTTTCTCGCAGGAGTTTACGCGGAAAATCTTTACGGCGGCGGAAATCGCCGCGGGGAATCGTATCATTTTCGATGCGAACCGTCTGACGTATGCGACGACGGCGACAAAGACGGAGATGATCCGCCAGCTACGCCCGCTCGGCGTGCTGACAACGAACCAGTGCCTCGAGATCATGAACCTGCCGCCTGTGGACGACGGGGATGATCGCCTTGTGCAGACGCTCAACCTCGTCAACACGCAGCTTGTCGATGAGTATCAGAAGGCGAAGGCTGGGAAGGAGGTGAAGGATGATGGCGAAGGAGAAAATGATTCAGATGGAGCTTCGGAAAGCTGACCTCGCAGCGGACGATGATGAGATGACCGTTAGCGGCTACGCCGCAGTCTTTGACCAGCCTGCCGTGATGTGGCACGACCCATACAGCGGCATTGACTACAAGGAGAGCATTGGTGCGCACGCTTTTGACAAGGCGGACATGAGCAACGTCGTCCTGCGGTACAACCACAACGACAGCTGCGAGATTCTCGCGCGTACGTCGAACGGCACGCTCACACTCGATGTCGATGAGAAGGGGCTGCGCATCCAGGCGAGTCTCGCAAACACGGCGCTCGGGCGGGATGTCTACGAGCTCATCAAGCGCAAGGACATCACGCAGATGTCGTTCGCGTTCACGGTCGCGCCGGATGGCGATGTCTACGACAACAAGACGTATACACGCTATATCAACAACATCGACCATGTGTTCGATGTCTCGGCGGTTGACTTGCCCGCGTATGAGGGAACATCCATCGAGGCGGTCTCGCGCGGGGTGAGAAACGCCGCGCGGGAGTATCAGGAGATGGCGGACACGCGCCGCCGTATTGCAATCTTGACGATGAACTGAAAGGAGAATCACGATGACGGTAGAGGAAATGGAGAAGCGCCAGGCGGAAATCGCCGAGGAGGCCAAAACTGCGACGGGGGACGCCCTCGCACAGCTCTTCGACGAGGCGCAGAAGCTCAACGAGGGAATCAAGGAGGCGCGCAAGCAGGCGGAAGACGCCGAGAAGCGCAAGCAGATTGCGCAGCAGATCGAGAAGAATGAAATCAAGACATCCGCAGTAGAAAAACAGGAGGTACGAAAGATGGAGCATACGAGCATGGATTCGATGGAATACCGCAAGGCGTTCATGAGCTACGTCCTCACGGGCGAGATGGCGCCGGAGTTCCGCGATATTTCCGTGACGGCTGACAATCAGGCGGTCATCCCGCCTGCGACGATGAACCAGATCGTCGAGAAGATGGAGCAGTACGGCAACATTCTGCCGCTCGTGCGCAAACTTGCCTATCCGTCCGGCGTCGTTGTCCCGGCATCGACGCTTGCGGCTACGGGCACGTGGATGGCAGACGAGACGGCGGCCATCGATACGGCGAAGAAAGCGACGACGAAGATCACGTTCGGCGCGTATGAGCTCGCGGCGGCCATCGGCGTTTCGTTCAAAGCGGATATCCAGTCTCTGAGCGCGTTCGAGGCGGCTGTGGCGGAGAATGTCGCACGCGCCATGACGAAGGCGCTTGAGCTCGCCATCGTCTCTGGCGACGGTAACGGCAAGCCGCAGGGTATCGCGACGACGGCGGTCAAAGATGCGAAGCGCAATGTGACGCTTTCCTCGACGCTCGCGTATAAAGATGTGATCTCCGTCCTCAAAGCAATCCCTGGCGCGTATTCCGCGGGCACGGTGCTCACGATGAACGAGAGCACGTTCTGGGATTTCATGGGCATCACGGACGCGAGCGGTAAGCCGGTTGCAGTGCTCAATTTCAACGGCAGCGCGCCCGTGGCGATGATTTTCGGCAAGAAGTGCGTGTTCACGGACTATCTGCCGTCGCTTGATGATGCAAAGGCGGGCGATGTCGTCGCCTACGCGTTCAATTATGATAACTACATTCTCAATACGGCGTATGAGATGGATCTCGTGCAGTATCGCGACAACCCGACGCGCTCGAAGGTCTACCAGTCGGTCGGCCTGTATGACGGCAAGGTCGTGGATGATAACGGCCTCGTGCTTGTCAAGAAGGGCGCCGCGTCCTCGACGGGAAGATAAGGAGCTGATGCCGCATGGCGGATATGGACGACATCAAGAATTACTTGCATATCGACGATGACCAGACGGACGAGCTGAGACAGGCGGAGGCGCTTGCAAAGACGGCAGAGACGTTCATCGAGCGGCAGACGGGTAAGAAGTACGTCGAGGGCGATGAGCTCATGCGGTTCGCCGTGAAGCTGCTCGTCGCGCATTGGTACACGAATAGGACGCCGCTCTCGAAGGCGAATGTGCAGGAATATCCGTATTCGCTGCGGAGCGTGCTCTATACCATCGAACTCAATGACGCTTACGCGCTAGCGGGAGGTGACGGCGCATGATTACGAACCCTGGGACGCTCACGCGCCGCGTAGACATCTACGGCACGGCGCAGGGGGATGAGGGCGGCTTTGATTACGCGGGGAGGGTGCTGCTTTTCCGCGGCATCGCCGCCGCCATCCAGCCCATCCGCGGACAGGAGCTCTACGAGATGGGAGCGACGCGAGAAGATCAGCCGCTCAAAATCGTCATCCGCTATCGAAAAAACGTGACGGAGGATATGGAAGTGCACTATCAGGGACACGTCTACGACATTCAGAGCGTCGTCGATCCGCTCATGGAGCATGAGAGCCTCGAGCTCTACTGCACGGAGCGGAAGCGCGGGTCGGGCGACGGCGATGTCTGAGGTCACGCTTACCTTCGATGGGCTCGATGAGTTCAAGGCCAAGCTGACCGCTATCTCGAATGAGTATGCGGCGACGGCTGAGAAGCATCTGACGCGAGCGGGCAACAAGCTCAAGAAGCTCGCGCGGGAGAATACGCCAGACAGCGGCTACGCGCACAAAAGCAAGCTCAAGAAGAGCTGGAAGAGCGAGATCGTCGGCACGAAGGGCGAGGACCTCGAGTATCAGCTGCGCAATACGGCGCCGCACTATCATCTCGTCGAGCGCGGCCATGAGGAGATCGTCCACGGCAAGCATATCGGCTTCGTCCAGGGGCGGCATTTCTTCGCGAAATCCGTGCAGGAGTTCGAAGCGAGCGGCATCTATGCACAGGAGCTCGAGAAGTACATGAAAGATGTAAAGAAGAAACTGGGGGATTAGTATGCTGAAGCAGAGCGACATCCTGCAAGCGGCGAAAGCAAAGCTCGGCGAGCTCTACCCGAAGCGGAAGGTCTACCTCGAAGATTCGCGCGCGGCGCCGCAGATGCCGTGCTTCTTCCTCAAGCTCATCAAGACGACGACGGAGGAAAAAGCGGACATCACGCGGAACGACTGTACGCTCTTCATCACGTATTTCGCGAAGAAGGGCGGACAGTATTCGCTCGCGCTCATGGATGTGTCGGATACGGTCGCGGGCGCGTTCTGTCACGGTCTGCAGGTCGGCGAGCGGTTCCTGCATTTCGGCGGCGTATCGTCGGAAACGTATGGAAAGGAAGCGGACATCGTGCAGGTGACGCTCCCATTTACCTACTACGACAGCGTGGGCGAGGAGACGAAGTACCTCATCGAGCATATCCATCACAAGGAAAAGAACGGCGGTGCGACGTACCGCATCCAGTAAGAGAGGAGTATGAACTATGGCAAAAGAAATGCCGAACGTCGTTGTAGCGTTCCGCGAGAAGGGCATCACGGCCATCTCGCGCAGCGAGCGCGGCATCGTCGCGATGGTGCTGCCGGATGATCCCGAGATCGACGGCAAGACCATTTACACGATCGATGACATCCCCGAGAAAGCGGCGGACTACTCGAAGGAGCAGATCAAGCTCGCACTCAAGGGCTATCAGCTCGCGCCGAAGAAGGTGCTGACGTTCAACGTTGCGGCGACGGGCGAGGATAAGAAGACCATCGACTATACGGCAGTGCAGAAGCGTCTCGAGGGCGTGCGCTTCGACTACGTCGTTATTCCGGGCGTCGCCCAATCGGCTGCAGACGATTGGGCGACGTGGATCAAGGGCATGCGCACGGTGAAGGATAAGATGGTCAAGGCCGTCTTGCCGAATACGGCGGCGGATTCCGAGGGCGTTATCAACTTCACGAATACACTCATCCGCACGGCGTCGAAGACGTACACGGCGGCGGACTACTGCGCGCGCATCGCGGGGCTTATCGCGGGCACGCCGATGAAGATTTCCTGCACGTATGCACCGCTCTCTGAGCTCGTTGAGGTGGAGCAGTACACAAAAGAGGAAATGGACGCGAAGGTCGCAAAAGGTGAGTTCTTCCTGTTCAATGACGGGGAGAAAATCAAGGTGGCGCGCGGTGTCAATTCGTTCGTGACGACGATCCAGGACAAGGGCGAGGATTTCCAGAAAATCAAGATGGTCGATATCATGGATATGATCCACGACGACATCGAGAAGACAGGGCACGACAGCTATATCGGCAAGTACGCAAACAGCTATGACAACCGCTGTCTGCTTATCGCGGCCATCAATGGCTATTTCCGCGAGCTGGAGCGTGAGACGCTCTTGGAACGCGGACAGAATCTCGCAAGCGTCGATATTGAGGCGACGAAAATCTGGCTGGAGTCGAACGGTCTCTATACGCGCGACGAACTCGAGAGCATGAAGGAGCAGGAGATCAAAGAGGCCAATATCCACGATAACGTGTTTATTAAGGCGGAGCTCTCCATCCTCGATGCGATCGAGAGCATCAAGGTCGATGCGGTGATCCAGTAAAAGGAGGGATGTCTCTATGGATGCTATGGAAGCAAAACAGGTCATGTACGGCACTCGCAGCGAGCTCTGGCTCGACGGCGACAAGATTGCCGAGGCGACGGAGTGCAAGGCGACGCTGACAGCGGACAAGCTCGAAGTCAAGATGGCGGGCCACATGACAAAGGGCTATAAAGTGGTCGGCTATACGGGAAAGGGCAGTCTGAAGCTGCACAAAGTCAGCTCGTATTTCATCGAGAAGCTCGCACCGGGTATCAAGGAGGGGCGGCAGGTCGAGTTCACCATCATCTCAAAAGTCAACGATCCGGACGCGGTCGGCGCGGAGCGCGTGGCACTTTATCACTGCGTGTTCGACAGCGTGGATCTCGTCAATTGGAGCGTCGGCAAACTCGGCGAAGAGTCGTACAATTTCACGTTCCAGGACTACGACGTGCTCGATAGCGCGGATGCATGAGGAGGAATCGTAGATGAGTATGCTTGACAAGCTCATGCGCGCCGATACGAAGCGCATGACGGAAAAGCCTGAGAAGGATATGGAAATCAAACGGCTCTCCGAGCTTCTCGGTGAGCCGTTTGTGCTCCATATCCGTTCCCTGCCGACGCAGCTTCTCGCGGACATCACGGAGATGCACACGACGTACACGAAGACGGGGAGGGTGAAGTCGCAGGATAACTACCACATCGGCATCGACGTCATTGTCAACGGCGTCACGGATCCGAGCTTCAAGGATAAAGACCTCTTGAAGAAGTTCGGCGCGGCGACGCCGGACGATCTCATCGAAAAGCTTTTCCTACCGGGAGAGATTGGAGATATCTCGAATGAGATTTCCAGCCTCTGCGGCACGAAGAAACAGCAGTCGGAGGTCGACGACATCGTAAAAAACTGACGACCGGGGATGATGACGGCGAGGCAGACGGCGAAGCCGTACTATGGTTCTGGCTGTTCTACTACCATCACATCACCCCGGGGCAGATTACGGCGATGGGGGATAATGAGCGCAAGATCGTCTATGCGCTCATGAACCAGGAGCTGAGGCTGCGGGAAAAGGCGGCTGAGAAAGCGAGAAAGAAGGCGGAGAATGTATGAGCACGATCATTGACGCAGTGCTACGTCTCAAAGATCAATTTACACCGGTGCTCGAGAACGCGAGCAAACGGCTAACTGAACACGCAAAGACACAGAAACGCGTCGCGAAGGAAATCCAGAGCACAGGGCGGAGCATCACGGAGCTCGGCACGAAAATCGCGCTCATCTCCGCGCCACTCGAGGCGGCTGCCATGAGCGGCCTTAAACTGCACGCACAATTCGCGGCAGGCATGGAGAAGGTGTCGACACTCGTTGATAAGACGACGGTGAGTGTTAAAGAACTCTCCGACGGCGTGCGCAAGGTGTCGGATGAGACAGGCGAGAGCGTCACCGACCTCGCGGAGGCGGAGTATCAGGCCATCTCCGCGGGTGTTGACGCCGCGCACGTGACAGAGTTCCTCGGCACGGTAACGCGGGCGTCTATCGCGGGCTACACGGACGCGACGACGGCCATCAATGGCGTCACGACGGTCCTAAACTCATACGGCATGTCGGCGAGCGAGGCGAGCAAGATCACCGACCAGATGCTCATCACGCAGAATCTCGGCAAGACGACGTTCGGCGAGCTCGCGCAGAGCATCGGCTCGGTGACGCCGATCGCGAAGCAGCTGAACGTCACGACGGAGGAGCTATTCGCTTCTCTCGCATCGCTCACGAAGAACGGCATCCAGACGCCTGAAGCTATTACGGGCCTACGCGCTGCTTTGAACAGCGTCATCAAGCCATCTGAGGGGGCATCGAAGGCCGCGCAGCAGCTCGGGATCGACTTTTCCGCGGCGCATCTCCAGAGCGTCGGCTGGGCGAAGTTCATGGAAGAGGTTAAGGAGAAGACGGGCGGCAACGTCGAGGTGATGGGGCAGCTCTTCAGCAATACGCGCGCGCTGACGACGATGCTCTCACTCACGGGCGCAGGCGCAGCGGATTTCGCGAAATCGCTTGCGGCCATGAGTGATCAGGCGGGCATCACGGAGCGCGTATTCCTCGATATCGCGAAGAATGACCCGACACGGGCAATGAAAATCGCGACGAACGAGCTGAAGAACGCCAGCATGGATCTCGGCGAGGCGCTCGCGCCGCTGCTCCTGCGCACGTCACGTGCCATCAAAGCGCTCGCAGAGGCCATCAAGAGCCTGTCGCCGGAGCAGAAAGCGCTCATCATAAACGTCCTCCAAGGCATCGTCGTCTTTGGTGCATCGGTGATGGCTGTCGGCAAGGCGATAACAATGTATGGAGCGCTGCGCGGCTCACTTTTAAAGCTCGCACTTGATTTTAATAACAGCAAAGGTGCGGCGGGGCTTTTCCATCGTGCGCTGCTTGCAATGCCGGGCGCAGCGGGCACGGTTCGCGGTATGCTTTCCGGCATGGGGGAAACGATGATTGCCGCTGCTGCGCGAATGCGCGGTGCGGGAAATCTTTTGCGCAGTGCACCGCTGCGCTTCGTGCTCGCGCTCTCAAAGGTGCCGGGGGCGCTTTCGGCGGTCTCTGTGGCGGTGCGCGGCCATATCTCATCTATCATTGCCTCACTGCGCGCCGTGCCGGGGAATATCACGCGGCTCGGGGCGTCATTCGTGCGGCTCGTGCTCAATATGCGGAACGGCCTCACGCTGCTGCGGGCGGCGTTCGCAGCGAACCCCGTCGGCCTCGCGCTGCTCGCGCTCACGGTGGTTATCGGCTTTGTCATCACGCATTGGAGGCTTTTCGAGCAGGTCATACAGACGGTTTGGGCGCATATCAAAGGCACGTTCTCCGCGGCGGTTTCGTCGGTCTCGGGGCATCTCGAGCGTCTCGCAAACAAGTTCCGGGGCGTCGGGCAGAAGCTCTCGGCGCTCTGGGCAGCTATCACGGGCAGCACGCAGACGAACGTGGGCATTATCTCCGTCGTCATCAATACGCTTGGCGCGGTGTTCTCTGCGGTGTTCGCGGTTGTTGCGGCTGTAGTCTCGACGGCATTCAACGTCATCGCGGATGTCGTTTCCATGGGGCTCGATGTCTTCGGCGGTGTGATTGACTTCCTCACGGGTGTCTTTACGGGCAACTGGGAGCAGGCGTGGAACGGCATCAAGGACATTTTCACGGGCATTATCGACGGCATCAAGAGTATTTTCGGCGACTTCATTGACGGCATCAGCGGCATGCTCGACCGCATCATCGGCAAAGCGCACACAGCGAAAGAGACGGCGGCAAGCGCGGAGGAAGAGAGCGCGGACGGCAACTGGACCGGTACGACGTACTTCCCTGGCGGCGTCACGTGGATGCACGAGCAGGGGCCTGAGATTGTCAAGCTGCCGACTGGCGCGCAGATTATCCCGCACTCTGAAAGTCTCAAGCAGGAGTACCGAAAGGGCGCGGCGGAGGCGTCGGCGCGCCGCGGCGGCAGCGTGTCGATTTCTATCCCGAAGCTCGCCGATACCATCGTCGTACGCGAGGAACAGGACATCGACGACATCGCGAAGGCGCTTGTCTACCGCATGAAGTCGTATGCCATCAACAGCATGGAAGGAGCACTTGCATGAGTCTTTTCAGCGATACAGTGCGCGGCCTCGCAAAGGCTGCCGCGAGCCGCGCGCTTTCCGATTTTCTCGGCGACGGTGGCGGAGGCGGGGACATCACGCTTTCTTGCCGTGGCGCATCGCTCGTCATACCCATCACACCCGCAAGCTTCGAGTGCGCCGTGTCTAACCAGAACGGGAAAATCAGTATCGAGAACGCGGGCGAGTACAACATGATGGGGAAAACTGGACTGAAATCTGTCTCGCTTTCCTCGTTTTTCCCCGCGCATGACTACAATTTCGCCGCCGCGGGGAGTTCGACGGATCCTTATTCCTACGTCGAGACGCTTGAGGAGTGGCGGACGGGCGGGTACCCACTCTCACTCTCTATCACTGGGACGCCGATTGCCTTTTCCTGCCTCATCGAATCGTTTAAGTACGGCGAGCAGGACGGAACGGGCGATGTGTACTACACTCTAGAGCTTAAAGAGTACCGTGAGATCGTCAAGACGACGGATGCCGCCGACGAAAAGACAGGACTCAAGCAGCGGCCGAAACGGTCATGGCTCGAGCGGACGGCGGCGACGGCGGGAAAGCGGATGCTCGCGGGGCAGTCCCCCATGAGCGCAATCACGGGCGCGATGGCGTCGAGCGGTCTCACGAAACAGCAGGCCGGATATCTCGATGTCTATAAGACCATTGCGAAGAAGGGAGGCGTCAAGGCAGGCGACCTCATCGCCGTCGGCAAGAACTATATTTCCATCAACGGTAAGCATTTATGAGGAGGTGGGCACGTGGGAGAGGTATTCGCGTTGAAAGACGTGACGCAGGGCGTGGACATCACACCCTATGTCACGTCTTACACATGGTCGGGCTCGCTCGGTCAGGCCGCGCGCAAGCTCGATTTCGTGATCGCATACACGGTGAAGGACAGGACGTTTCAGAATCTCAAACTGGAACTCGGCGATCGCGTGGAGCTCTCCGTCATGCAAGATGATGGCAGTGTGCTGAAGCTCTTCAGTGGCGTTATCTTCCTGCGGGACCGAAAGAGCGGCAGCGATACGATGGAGCTGACGGCTTATGATAATCTCATTTATCTCTGCAAGTCGCATCTGACGATGAAGTTCTCAAACTGTCCGATTCGCGATGTCATCAAGCAAGTCTGCGGCGCGCTCGGCGTGACGGTCGGCGAGCTGAAACTCTCCGACCTCGATAGCGTTTGTGACTTCATCGCGGACGATCAAGCGGGGAGCGACATCATCAAGCAGGCGCTTGAGGTTGCGACGACGGCCACAGGGTGGCGCTACAATGTGTTCATGAAAATCGACCAGAAGACGGGCGAGCAGAAGCTCGAGGCCGTGCGCGCGGATGAAAAAATAGAGAACCTTATCCTCGCGGATACGGGCACGGTCACGGGCGCGGCGCACGCGTCCTCCATCGAGGATATGGTCAACCAGGTCGGCATCTGCGACAAGGACGGCAATATCACGGGCTACGTCCACAATGACGATGATGTAAAGAAATACGGCCTGCTCCAGGCGCTATACAAGGTCGATGACAAGCACAACACAGAGAAATGCGCGCGCGCCATGCTCAAAAAGGTGCAGGAGCACAGCACGATTGAGGCCGTAGGTAATATCCAGTGTATCGCGGGTTACGCTGTCGAGGTGCAGGAGGAGCAGATCAAGGGGACATTCCTCATCACGAGCGACACGCACAAAATGGAGAACAATCTGCACACGATGTCGCTCACGCTGGATTATATCGTGCCGCCGGATGACGGTGCGAACGCGTCGAAGGAGGGCAATACGAATCCGCTGCCGAACCCCGGCAAGCAGACGGGCGGCGGCAGCATGGACGTCGACGCAGGGCTCTCCGCAGGAGAAAGTGCCTGGGTGGGCGCGACGATGGATAACGGCGCGAACGGCTGCGCGGAGGCGGTCGGGAAAATCGGCTCGTATTACTCGCCGTTCCTCGCGCAGGAGTGCCAGAACGGCGTCGTCTATGTGCCGACGATGGTCGCCGATGCAGGCGAGAACTGCATCCCGTTCGACGCGTCACAAGTCGAGAAGGGCGATGTCATCGTCTACGGCGATAACGATCACGTTGTCATCGCCGCGGGTCCGAACGGCGAGTATGTCGGCAACAGCTCTAGTCAGAATCAGGTTGTTCGCGGTGGGAATTTTTACAACATGGGCGGTCTTTATCCGACGAAGATCATCAAGACATCTCACATGTAAGGAGGCGGGAAGATGCACGAGAATCCATACGATGAGATGCTCGGGCTCATGCGCAGCGCGGGCCGCGCGGAGCAGTCGCCCGTGGCATCTGTGGGCACGGTGGTGACGCCGCCGCCGAATCTCCAGGTGTCGTATAACGGGATCCTCCTGGAGCCTGCGGAGACGTATATCAGCGAGTATCTGCTCTCAGGCTATACGCGCCATGTCGTCGGCGCGACGTCCTTCGCGGGCGGCGGCAGCGGCGACGCGGCGTATGAGAGCCATAACCATCCCGTCGACAATGATGAGACGTGGACGGATACACTCAAGGCGGGGGACAAGGTGGCGGTGCTGCCGATTCTCTCGCAGGATGAAAGGGGCAGGAGCAAGCGGGAGTATATGATCCTCGACAAGCTCGTGCGGCCGGATCGGAGGCGGTTCTAATGGCGAATCCGTTTGTAGCGCTTTCCGCTGCGGATACGAGCGCGGCCGCGGATGAACTGCCGCTGCTCAAGGAATGGGCATGGGATTTCGAGCATGATGCGTTTCTCTACGACGATACCGGGCGTCATATCACCGCCACGGGAAATGAAGCGCTCAAAGTGTGGATTTATAAGGCGCTCAAGACGGAGCGGTACCGCTACGAGTGCTATCGCCACGGAATTTATGACATCGACTGCGACTATGGCGCGGAGCTAGAGCGCTATATCGGCAAGCATGCAAACAGTAGGGAGACCGCGGCGAATATCTCCGCAGCGGTCAAGGAATGTCTGCTTGTAAATCCCTATATTCAGTCGGTCGACCGCGTCGACATCGCGGAGCGCAAGAAAGACCGTCTGACGCTGACGGTTTATCTTACGAGCGTTTACGGTGAGCTCGTGGAGGAGGTGAGTGTATGAGCTCGTTTACAGCACAGTACAAAGATGATATACAGGCTCGCATGGTGGGCGAGCTCGCGAAAGTAGACGATAAGACGCCTATCGAGGGCTCATTTTCGCGTGACGTCATCAATGCAAATTCCATCGAGTTTCAGAACGCCTATGCGGAGATGGACCTCATATCTCAAGCGATGTTTGCAGATACCGCATGGGGCGAGTATCTCACCGCGCGGGCGGCAGAGTACGGCATCGACCGCAAGAGGGCGCAGGCTGCGCAGGTGGCGCTCACACTTACGGGGACGGCGGGCGCGCGTGTGCCAAAGGCATCCCTCTTCGACACGGCGGATGGCAGCGTACAATTTCGCACGGACCTGACTGCGACCATCGGCGAGGATGGGGAAACAACCGTCAGCGCGACGGCGCAGGCGAAGGGGGCGGCGGGAAATGTCGCGGCAGGGAAGGTGAACCACATCCCCGCCTCTATTCCAGGTGTCCACGCGGTCACGAATGAGGCTGCCGCGCACGACGGCTACGACGAAGAGACGGATGCGGCGCTGCTCAAGCGGTATCAGGTCGCCGTGCGCACGCCTGCGACGAGCGGGAATGTCTACCACTATTACAACTGGGCGATGAGCGTCGAGGGTGTAGGGAATTGCAAGGTCTTGCCGCTCTGGAACGGGCCCGGAACGGTAAAGGTCATCATCATCGACAGCAATCTTGGCGCGGCATCTGATACGCTCATCAAGAAAGTCGCGGACTATATCGAGAGCGTGCGCCCCATCGGTGCGACAGTGAGCGTTGTCACGACGACGCCGAAGCCGGTGAAAATCGAGGCGGAGGTCGAGGGAACGGCGGACGCGGAGAAGCTCAAAGCGGACGTCAACGCCTACGCTGTCGCGCACAGTCTCGAAACGGCGACGCTCTCGGCGGCGCGCGTCATCGACCTGCTCATGAATCAGCCGAGCGTCAGCGATGTTGGTGCCGTTACGCTCAACGGTGCATCCCGCGTCAAAGCGCAGGCGGATGAGATGCTGACGGTAGAGGAGGTCGTGCTGCATGGGCTGGCTTAGAGATGAGAAGGTGGATATCTCGAAGTATCTGCCGGAATTTGTGCGCGGCGATCCCACGCTGGGGCAAACGCTCGCCATCGAGTCGAAAGAGCACGAGCGGCAGCGCCTGGAAATCCGCGACCTGCTCGCGCAGGCGTTCATCGAGACCGCCACCTGGGGCCTCGGCGACTGGGAGCGCATCCTCGACCTCAAGCCGGATGCAGATGATAACTACGAGCAGCGGCGGAACAGGATCTTGCTGAAGTTGCAAGGAAAGCAGACGAGCACAGTTGCTTTTATCACAAATCTCATCAAGCGATACTGCACGGAGGAAAGCAAGGTCACCGTCATCGAAGACAACGAGCACTACATGTTCCACGCAGAGATCACAAACGGTACAGTCTCTTACGCGGACAACCTTTTAGACGCTCTCAATACGTATAAACCTGCGCATCTAGGGTTTGACATCCTGATGCGCTATTTGTTTGCACTGGAGGAGAGTGATCGCCTCCGCTATGGCCTCGCCGACTGCCACCTCGGCCGCAAGCGCATCCGCATTCCGCCGCCGGATGATGCAAGTATCAAGGCTCGTTCTGGCGTCTGCTACTTTCGCTCTGGCCGCATGCGCATCGGAGCTGGCGAGGAACCGCCGCCGTCCGTACTCGCGCAGCGTGTGGGTGTACTCGTGTACCGCATCGGGCGCGTGCGCATCCCATACAACCCAGCTGACAAGGGGCAGGCGCACGAGAGCCGTCTGTATCCGGCAGGAGCAGGATATCATACCGGTCTCGCATCGCTTACTTACGGGCGTCGCCATATCGGCTTGTCCGCGCCTGCCGAGGCGGAGAGTATGTCAGCCATTGGCATGGCATCGGCGACCATCGGACGCAAGCGCATCCGCTCGGCTGCGCCGCCTGGGAGCTACACAGAGCCGCGCGGCGGACGCGTCATTCTGCGGACAGGCCGCATCACTATCTATCCAGAGGAGGAGACATAATGAGTGACATTAGAAGCACGACACTCACGACGCAGGGGCTGAACCTACTCGCGAAGTGCCAGACAGGGCTCGAGCTCAAGTTTACACGTGTCGCCATGGGCGCCGGCAAGCTCAGCGAGGGAGCGGTCATCAAAGACTTTACGAAGATGATTGCGCCGAAGCTCAACCTGCCGATTAAGTCCATCGAGATTACGGGCGTCGGCACAACGGTTATGGAAACAGAGCTGAAGAACGACGACCTCAAAACGGGTTTCTTTGCCCGCGAGGTCGGTATCTTTGCGCAGGACCCCGACACGAAAAACGAGGTGCTCTACGCATACCGCAACACGGGAGACGACAGCGAGTACGTCCCGGCGGGTGGCGCGAGCGAAGTCTGGAACCTCATCTACGACGTCGTGACCGTGGTCGACCAGGCCGAGAATGTGACGGCAGTCATCAACGGCGATGTCGCGTATATCACGCGCGTCGATTTCTACGCGCACCGCGACAGTACGAACCCGCATCCGAATGCGCCATCGCTCAAGACGACGATTCAGCAGCCGGACACGCCGGATTTTTTCTGGGCGCAGAAAGACCACGACAATCATCTGCATCCAATCTCGATTGATGATACGCGCACGGCGATTCTCGGTGATTCCGCCGCGACGTTGCCGCTCATGCGCGGACGCATCAATCAGCTGGAGACAGAGCTTGCGAACGTCAATCTCAAACTGCTCATGACGCAAGAGCTGCCAGATAGTAACCTCGGCATCTACGAGGACTTCAAGACAGTCGACCAGGTGGATGATTTCAGCGTCCGTGTCACAGCCGCAACGGCTGGCAGCAATGCAATCGAGGTGCAGTACATCGACGGCATCTATCCGGGAGCATGGTACTGGATTACAGACGGTGTACATCAGGAACAGATTCAGGTGAAATCCGCCGTCAAGACGACGAGCGGCCTCTATCGCATCCTTGCCAAGACCGATATCACGAATACCTACAATATCCCGCAGACGTATATCTACCGCACAACTGCGGGCATCGCAAACGGTGCGGCGTTCGGCTCGTCCGACCGAAAGGGTACAACGTGGCAGCCGACGACGATTTGGGCAGGTGCGAAAGCCGCGAAGCAGTCAACTGTGATGCTCGAATCCACGCTTGATAAAGCAGATACTTTTGCTCTTGCGGGTGATACGAAGTTTACATCAGATGGCTTCATGACGCTCGATACGACGGTCGAGCACTCGCACGGCGTCGGCATCGCGCTCATCAAGACAGGCGGTACGACAAATGGCACGAACTGGGTCAATATTGATGACAAAGGCAACGCGCTCACACAGAGCGTACTGGATAAGAGCTGAGGAGGCATAAAATATGGCATACCCAAACGGCCTTGATTTCTCGAAAATCTACCCGTGGAGCGACATCAAAACGGTGCAGCGCGACGGGCAGACGATGATTTACGTGCCAAAAACTTACACAAAAGAAGGAAAACTGACCTCCGGCAAGTACGCCGGAAGTAGGTACTGGATGACAAGCAAGACGAAGGGCGATGGTTTTCATCTGCCTGCCTGCTTCATGTACAAAGGTAAAGAAATTGACCATTTCTGTTTCGGCGCCTACGAAGCATCCCGTGGCAGTGACGGCAAGCCAGAAAGCAAAGTTGGCGCTACACCGTGGGCTGATGCAGGTGGTATCCAGAAAGCAATCGACGCCTGCAATTCGCGCAATACAGGGAAAGCAGGAAGCGAGCAGTACGGCTGGCATCTTCAGACGTACCACGAGCGGTCATTCATTGCGCGGCTCATGATGATTGAGTGTGGTACACCAGATGTGCAGACAGCCATCGGACGCGGTAATGAGAGTGGTTCCCCCACGACTTGCGGTAACACAAGTGCTTCGTGGCGCGGCCTGCACGAGTTCTGGGGAAACTACTGGGAGTGGTGCGACGGCCTTCAAATGGATGGCAGCGGCAGGTACAAAGTGTTTGACAAGCAGGGCAATGGCACTTACGTCTCGACCAACATCCCGCTTGCGGATAAGGGCTTTGCGATGGCTTCGGGCGATAACTTCGACCTTGGTGACCTGTTTGTTCCTGGAGACGATGGCACGAACGGCTCCTACACAGGCTCCACAGGTGACGGCCTCTGGATCGGTTCGAACACAATTCTCTACACCAGCGGGGGCTGGGACGCCGGTTCGATCTGCGGTGCTTTCTGTTTCGACGTCCTTGCCTCTGCCGGGCACTCGCAGGATCACGACGGCTTCCGCCTCGCGAAGTATGATGTCTGACATCTGCTTCCTGCCCTCTGGTGGCGGCGCGATAGCGCCGCCTATTTACGAAAGAAGGAATCACGAATGACAACTTATATGAGAAGTGCCATCTACATTGACAACGCGCCGCTCAACTGCGCGGGGAACACGGTAGACGGCTTTACCCTCGACGGCGTGCAGCCGACGGGAACAGACCGACGCATCATCTTCGCCGTCGACAAAGAGGACGGCACGAAGAAGTACGTTAAGCTCGCTGTCGCGTCCGGCACAGCGACAGAAGCAGAACTCAAAGTAAACAAAGCAACAACGAGCGGTGCAACGGAAGAGACCGCCGCCACGGCATCCGACATCACGGCAGACTACGTGCTTTCGGTCGGCAACACGGTGACAGAGCTCGGCGCGGTGACGAGCATCCCTGCTTGGGCTGGGAAAAACGTCTATCCGATCGTCGCGCTCATCGCCCCGGAGGACAGCGCATCCGTTCCGACACTCAGGCTCGGCATCAAGACGACGGCGGGTGTCGACCAATACGAAAAGACGGAGGAATCCCCGGCCTACGTACTCGCGGACGAAGACGTCGACGTTATCACGGTCGATGCGAATGTAGAGACAGCCGGCGGCGCGGCGTGTGATGTTTCCGTCCGGTTTTATAGTGGCGGTGCATGGGGCGACTACATGAAACTCACCGAGGTGAAGAACGTTCGCGCGAGCAAGGCGCAATTCAAGGCGCGTTACCAAGTCACGGTCATCGGCGGGGAGGACAGCGCAAAGGTCAAAGACGCCGTCATCGTCTACGCGGCATCGAGCGCGAAGGTCTCCGGACAGACAGCGGAAATCATCACGCAGACGAAGCATTACGCGCTCGAGAGCGATGGGCAGGGGCTCCAGTTCGCACAGGCGCTCATCGTGCATGACAAGCTGAGAGATGCGCAGATTGCCGCCTATGCGGCGTTCCGTGCCGAGCCGAAGACGCGCGAGATGATGCAGGTCGCGACAGGCGACGGCAAAGAGCAGACCGTCAAACTCTCTGATACAGGCATCAATCACAACTCTATTAAGATGCAAGTCAACGGTGCGCCATACTGGGGCTTCGGATTTAATACTGAGACCAACGAGCTCACGTTCACCGCCGACAAAGGCGCGGCAGTCACAGCGTCCTACGAGTATGGATATGAAGATGAGAACTGGCAGCCAATGGAAGCTGTCTCGCAACAGGTGTATGAGAATGGGACGTATGCTTCACGTTACAACTACGCGCTGCCGACGACGCAGACGGGGAAGACTATTGTCGATGTCAAGTACGAGCTCCTGCGGCCGACAGGGGATGAGAAAGATGTCCTGCTCGGCACCGGTACTGGCGACACGCAGCTCTTTGTCCTGCCGCATGCTGCACGCAAGGACACTATCACATGCACGGGCAAGTGGACATACAACGACGATACACGCCAGCTACTCGTTCAAGCGGAGAAAGGCGCAGAAATCAAAATCAGCTATCATTGGGTAGCTGAGTCGCAGAAAGTCCATGCGGTAGCCGCCGGATGGGCGGAGCTCGGCTGAGGAGGTGAAGAAACATGAGTGAGTTTAAGAGACGTACAGGAGCTCGTGAACGTGCGCAGATTTTGCAGCAGGAGGCCATCAAGAAAGCCTCCCTTGATAACACGGACTACGCCGTAGCGGCGGCAGCGGGCGTCGCAGACCTCACGGAGACCATCACGGAACTTGTCGCACAGGTCGCGGAGCTTGCCGCAAAAGTAGAAGCACTGGAAAAGGGAAAGGAGTAATCAACTATGTATGAAATTCTTGTCAGAATGTATGGCCGTCTCGTCATCTACAAGCGCCGCACTATCGAGCAGGTGCCGGAGGCGTATCGCGCCGACGTGCAGAAGTGGATTGACGAGCAGGACGAGATTTACAAGAAGGGCTACTAAGCCGGAGGCAGGTGCATGGATACAATTATACAAGCGCTGCGCGGCATCCTGCCGACACAGACGCAAGTTGAATGGGGGACAATAGCATCGGGCATCGGTACAGTCTTTTCCTACTTTTGTGGCTGGGACACGACGATAGAAGCCCTGCTCTGGCTCATGGTCATCGACTACGTGAGCGGCGTGCTCGCGGCTTATATCAACCCGCACCTTAGCCTCTCAAGTCAGCGTGGCTTCCGCGGCATCTGCAAAAAGCTCATGATTATCCTGCTCGTCGTCGTCGCGCACCTCGCCGATCGCGTGATAGGTCAGGCGCTCGTGCAGACCATCGTCGTGTGGTTTTTTATTGGCAATGAGGGGCTGTCAGTCATCGAAAATGCCGCAAAGGCAGGCGTTCCCATTCCTGCAAAATTGCGGGCGACGCTCACGCAGCTCGCCGAAGAAAAGACAGAGAAGAAGGGCGGTGGGTATCGTGGATAATCGCATCCCGGCCCTCCAGTTTATACTTTTCGCGGAGGCGTTTCAAAAGTTCGCTGCCCTCGCGCGGCAGTATCATTTTTACGAAAAAGAGGTAGCAGAAATGGAGACATCCCTTTTTGAGATGTCGCCGTATCAGAGAAAGGATGAATTGAAATGACTTATGAAAAAATGCAGGATTGTCTTTTGGTGAAGCCATCGAAGCGATGAAGCTCGGGCGTAAATGCTCTCGGGCCGGTTGGAACGGCAAGAAACAGTATATTGAACTCGCCACGTGCATCAGCTATAAAAATGCGCGCGGCGAGTTGGTTAATGCAGAGCATGATGCGATCGGCAACCACGCTATCGCATTCGTGGGCACATTCGGGGTGCAGCTTGGCTGGCTGGCTTCCCAGGCGGACATGCTCGCAGAAGACTGGCAGATCGTAGAATGAGGTGGGTACAATGAAGGTATTTATCAATCCTGGGCATGACCAGAAATACGATTCCGGAGCGGTCAACCCGAATACTGGCCTGCGAGAAGCAGACGTAGCCGCGGAGGTCGGCGCGCTCGTCGTCGACTATCTCGAAGCCGCAGGATGCGAGTGCGAAATCATGCAGAGCGACAACCTCGCGCCGACGCGGGCAGGGCGCAGCTCATACGACGACCGGCAGGGCGCGACGGTCACGGAGACCGCGAACGACTGGGGAGCGGACATCTTTGTGTCCATCCATTGTAATGCTGCAAATACGGAGGCGCAGGGTACGGAGGTTGAGTGCTTCGGCGGCGGTGCAGGTGAGCATCTTGCGCAGTGCATCCAGTCGCAGATTGTCAACAGCCTCGACACGGTAGACCGCGGCGTAAAGTACATGCCAAAACTGCTTGTGCTCCGCTATACTGATATGCCTGCCGTGCTCGTCGAGATGGCGTTCATTGATAACGATGACGATGCCGAACTCCTCGCAGGTAAGCAGGACGAGTTTGCGCGGGCGATTGCTCGCGGTGTGACGGACTATGAGCAGATGATTTGACGCCTGAATCGTGCGAAAATCGCACGATTAACACACGAAACGCACATGTGCATTAAATCTGGGTGTTTTAATGCACATGTGCGTTTAAGCTGGGAGGGGCTGTAATGAAGCCTCTATTTTCGCAAGCAGAACTTCGTCAGATGGACTTGTCGGCAAAGCGCGGGAAATGGATAGGGCTCGTAAAGCTCACCGACATTCCCGCGTTTGCGGCATGGCTCTCCGATGATCTCCACGGATGGCAGATGCAGTCTCCGGATTGCGGCGAGGCATTGCGGGCTTACAGGCATGGACGGACAATCTCCGTCCGCTACGATGGACGCCGTACAATCTGCGGGAGATGCGTCATGGCACTATATTTAACGTTTCAATGTTTCAAGAAAGGATGATTTACAATGGCGAGCAAATGGGTAGAGATTCGGGATGCAGCACTCGAAGCACTCAAGCAGGGCGCAGTTGAGGTTGGCGAGGAGACGAAGCAGAAGTTCCTCACAAACTTTATCGAATCGGGCATCCCGGTTGTCGAAGCTTACGCGGAACAGTTCAAGATGGCCGTCTCTGCACAGGCGACAGAGGAAAGCGGCTGGTGCAAGATTCGCGATGCGGTCGTGATCCCCTTTGCCGTTGACCTCTCGCTGCTTGTGGGGAAGAAGATTCTCTCGATGGTAGCGGGACAGACTGCTACGACTGCGGCATAAGAGCTTCATGGTGGTTCAATTCTGATTGCAATAGGTTGTAACAGGTTGCAAATAGGTTGCAACAGGTTGCAAATAGGCGGCAGGGAGAAATCCTTGCCGCCTTTTTTGTTACTTTTAGCGATACAGTAACAAGTTACACACAAGTTACAAAAATGCGTTGGAAGGCCGTAGAAAAGGATCCCACAGTTCTCGAAGCGTTGATCACTCGCTTTACACGAGTACACAAGATCCCATCAGCATCAGCTGGTGGGATCTTTTTTATGTATCCATTCTAAAAGAAACTCACGGAAAAGGCGGCTTGCCTTTGTCGTGCGGACCTGCAGGTTTGCTACGAGAT